GTATCAGTAAGATATACTGATTCGGATGTTCCACTAATAGTAAATCCAGTACTTTTTATGTTATATCCATTAACATTTACATGGAATGCATTTCCAAAACATAATTCATATTGAGTAAATTGATTTATAAGGGCATTCAAATTTCTTCTAATGATTACTTTTGTAATATTTGATGTAATCGCAACGTCAACATTATCAATTAATTGTAAAATTTTGCTGTATTTAAATCTTCCGCCAAACTTGTTTACATCAATTGAAGTAGAGTAAGTGCTTAGTGCATCGGTAGTTTTATTTTTTAAATCGGATGGATTTCCAACTTGTGTTGAATTGTAATAGATTGAAGAATTAATTTCAACATAAAGAATTTTAAGATCAATAATTTGCTGATTAATGCCTGACAATGAATACTGCTTCAAATTTGAAAGAATGAATTTTTTATCAAAATCTGAAACATATTCTCCATTTTTTGGTTTAATACTAATAAGTACATTTCCAAATTGTGGTGGAGATAATTCTTCTCCTCCAACAATAGAAACGGAGTCTGCATTGGGATAAATTCTTTTAACAATGGACTCATAATCTCTTGCAGTTACTGCACGATTTTGAGAAGAGTATAAATGTGGTGCAAAATATTTAATTGAATTGATTGATTCAACATCACCACCATTATTTGATGGAGAAACTGTATTAATTGTAATTGTATTTGATTGAACTGCTAAAGGATTGCCTAAAGAATTATTAAAAGTTCCTGCAAAAGAAAATTTAGATGCTCCATTACCATCTGTACCATCAGTTATGATATAACTTACAGTAATTACTGTATTATTTTGAAGTTTCTTTCCGAAAATACCATCGCCAAATAAAAGTTCATACTTTTCATCCTGTATTTCTTGAATCAAGTATATTTCAGAATTTGAATCAATATTAAAAATATCATCTGCAATAAAATATTCTCTACCTAAACCATTATCATTAATTCCTTTTACATAAACAACAATTGTAGAAGTATCAATATATGAATTATCTAAAATAAATTTCTGGTCTAAGGATCCATCAACAATAAATTGCTTTGTCAAATATGTCCCTTGATAAATGTCAATATTATCGAATGCTGCTGTACCAGAACTTAAATTAGTGGTAATACTTTTTGGAATTGAAAAGGTATAAGAGGTGTTATCAATGTTTCCCACACACACCAATCCCGCCTTTAAAACGACTTGAGATGTTGATTGGTTAGTTTGTACGGAAAAAGAAACTTGCGCCTTTGAGGCGGTTCTGGAGCGTGGTACATATCCAATATTTCTTGCCAACGAAACAACATTTTGCCTCAGAGTTGCTGAATCCAAGAAGGATTCGTTGACAACCATATTTGAGTTAAATGCTGTAATATAAGTATTATATGCTAAAGTATTGATTAATACTGAAAAATTAGATCCATCAAAATCAAAGTCCGTGAATGTAGAGTTGGCACGGAGATAATCTTTAATAGAGGTCTTTATCTGATCGAAATCTAGATTTGTGAATTTGGTGAAAGGCATTTTATCTTACTGCCTCTAGTAGGAATGAAAATTGTTGTGTTGGAAACTCTTGTCCTATAATATCGAATGAAATTGTGATTTCAAATTCATTTGTATCTGGAAAAGGATTTACGTCAACGTTTACATTATTTACTCTGTTTTCATAATTAGAAATAGTTGTTTGAATCTCATTTTTAATTACAGATGCAGTACCAAAATCACAAAATTCAAACAAACTTCTACGAACATTAGATCCAAGAAGAGGATTGAAAAATACCTCTGTTGGAATCGTTTCTACAAGATTGCGAATTGATCTTGTAATCGCTCTTTCATTGACAAGTATCGGTAAATCCTTTGTGACCGGATGAGGATCAAAGGATAGACTAATATCTTTAAATGATCTAGATATCCTTTGTATTGCCATTCGAACAAAAATTTTATATATTTATTTATGCCTTATTCCAAGAAGAACCATATGTCGGTTCAGTTCCATAGTCCCAATCATCATAGTCTTCATCATTACGAATTTTTTCATGCAATTCCGTTTGTTTTTTAAGATTATGCTTCGGTGCATAATCGTGCATGACTTCTTGAATTATTCTTTTTTGAGAATCTCCAGATTCAAATAACATTTTAGCTCCTGTTTTTTGTAAAAACAGAACTTTTTTTGGAAGGAGGTTGCTATCTCCCCTATAAGTATTTAACGATCTATTTCTTTAAGTCTAAAATTATTTGAATTCAGATATTTTAGCAACTCTAGTGCAATCAATTTTGGATTTCCTTCACCACATGTATAGACATCAATCGCAATAGCACCTTCTTCGGGCCATGTATGACACGAAACATGACTTTCCGAAAGTGCAATCACTATGGTAACTCCTTGAGGAATAAAACAATGTTGATAAATGTTTAAAATTGTCATTCCAGCACGTTTAATTCCGCGCTCCATAACTTCTTGAAGGGCAATTCCATCATTCAGAAGTTCGTATTTAATACCATAGACCTCTAATAAGAGGTGTTTACCCATCGAAAAGCGTTCCAAGGCATAAAAACCCACTAAAAATTTATTTAGAACATAAAAAAATCCCCCTTTCGGAGGACTTAAATTATTTCCCTTGACCTCTGTATTTTTTACGAGCTCCGTTACGAGAAGTAGCGGCATACTTTGTATTAGACCCACATCCCTGACGAGTATTTTTGGGACGAGACTCAATAAGTTTAGCGCCACTCAATGATTTTTTAGTTGCCATAATTAATCTCCAATAATTTCAGTTTCAATATCGTTTGGATCTGGAGAACCTGACTGATAAAAATCATATGCCAGATTCTCCATAACATCGAAGTATTCTTCCTCTGTAAGATCTGAGTAAATTTTACGTCCTTTACAGAAAATATTGTACTTGTCTGCCATCGTATCAAATTACCCTTGTTTTTTCGTGACCAACTCTGATACGAGGATCGCACCAAATTTCAAAGCCTGCTTCTTTTGCATCGAGGCAGAATGATACATCTTCTCCACACATATCCTGAACCTCTCCAGATTCAAAGACTTGCATTTTAGGTGCAAACCAAGGATATTTCATTTCATCATTTTCAAAAACTCCGTGCTTGATAAGCAACCACCCAAATCCTGCATAGTCTACAGTGAATGGTTTACGACGTTTCTGAATACTTTCGAGAGTTTCATGATTCATGACTCCACCATTGTTGCGGAAGTCATCTTCTTCCATCCAGTGTGCGACTGATGTTGTATTGCCATCTTCGGTGCAGTACCATCCAGATGCAATATCCTTATCCATCAGAACAAGTTGATAAAACTTTTCAGTATTGAATACAATATCGGAATCGATCCAAAGTTGCCAATCATAATGTAGTTTGCCATCCCAGGGAATTTGATTCGGTCCACGCAGTACATTCGCTCCAAGACATTTGCATCTAGCAAAGTTTACCATTGATGAATAATCTTGAGAGATTTGAATGCTTGCTCCTGCCTGCACAAGATCAAAACAGAGTTGTACGAAGTTTTTTAGGTAGGTATACGAGACTCCTCTACCAGGAAGACAAAAGACCACGGACTTTCCGTGAACCATTTGTCTTGCCAGATCATAATCCCATTCTTCTTTCGGCGCCGCTGCTGGGGCCTTTGCTTTTACGGTAAATCCTTTAGACATAATTTCAAGTGATTACTAAAGTATCATAACTCATTATATAGTGTTTGTCAATTACTCTTTTTCTGACAAAACAACTTCATCGCCCTCGATTTTAAAACTAATTTGAGTATCTTCATACCATGAGAGTTCGTTCGCCACAACTTCTGGAATAATCACATAATAATCACCACTGACTGGATCAACCTGTACGGACTCAAAAATTTCTCCGGGATTTTTTTTCATATTAAGTATTGTAATTTACCATTTCAAAATTATATAGTATTTTTAAGTTTTGTGTGCGGACCTTGGAGAATCTTTGTGTGGCGCGGAATTTTTTTATAAAGAGGGAAATATATAGCTGCTTTGTGTAACACTTTGTAGGTTAGGGGAGTCAGCTGTTTTTATAACCGCCCATGAACGCCCCCGCCGCCGCGCCCGGAACCATAAGGACTGCAAATCACGCACGAACGCATGATCAAGTATTCTAATCAATGAAAGTAGGGGCGCTAAGTATAAAGAACTGCGCCCCACGAACGAATAACTAACTGCGCCTCACTAAATGTTACTTAAGGCGACGCATTGCACCAGAATAGGTGCATCCCTGATCTAGATAAAATCCCTCTAAAATAGGATCAACGCCGCGCCATAGGTTAGCAGTAGCGAAGCAATCTACGCTCGCATAATGTAACTGGGCGACCGTCATTGTCGCTGCTAATTCTTCCCAACGTGTGAAATCTTCGGCAGTAGCGTAACGTGACATCGTAGGATTGCAATAGGAAAGTGTAAAGAATTGGAGGGGGATTGCTCCCCCTTAAGTGTAAATTAGAATCCCAACTTCTCAGATAACCACTGATCGTAGGATTCAAGATCCTGCTTTACACTGTGCCCGGCAAATCGCATTGCCCGATAATACGCAGCATCGTAAGATTCGATTACATTAGAGACCTCGATTGTGATACCTTTGATGACATTCGTAGCAGTTACGATGTAACCTTTGCCGTTTGGATTGAGCATAACAGCAGTAAAGTTGCGACCTTGATTGTAGTTAAACACTGTAGGATTGCAATGGGAAAGTGTAAAGAATTGGAGGGGGATTGCTCCCCCTAAATGTAACTTAACGGGACCAGGTTACGCGGATAAATCTATCACCCTCTGTAACTTTAGCGGTTCCAGTTGCAACCTCTTTAGACTTCTCTGCCTTTAATTGTATCTCAAGACAGGCGATTGCATCACTGTATGTAACTTTATCGCGGGAGGTTAGTGATACCAATCCCCAGCAAGTGCGCTCGCTGGTTACATCGGCGGCGATCATAATGCCCGCCAATTCTTCTCTCAAACGCTTGCATTCTGCCTCGCATTCTTTAGATTTAGCGTCAGCAGTTGCCAGTTTGCCCATAAGGTGTTCGATGGTGTCACTAACGATGGCGGCGGGCAGATCGTAGGATTGTGCCATTGGTCTGGGGTGCGGATCGGTTGAAAGGTCGTTTCCGATCCGTTGAAACAACAATACCACGGGCATCGGGCACCTAGCAACGGGGGATTGTGCCGGTTCCAGAATTGGCACAAGG